TATAACGCATTCTCTGATCAGATTCGCTTCACTGAAGCACCTGAGATTGGATCTGAATTCGTTGGTTACTACATCGGTAAGATGCGTCAGTTGGATGATATCTCCTTCGAGTTTGACTCATTGAGATCTTCCTTCAACCTCCGTTACTTGGGTATTTACTACTCCTTGACACTGACTGAAGGTGTTTCCTCTAACGTTATTAGACCTGAAAATAATATTATTGTTTCTCTCAACGGTGTTATACAGGAGCCTGGCGTTTCATATGAGATCGTTGGTTCTAGAATCATCTTCTCTGAAGTGCCTCGCGCAGGCGGCACATTCGTGGCATTCTCCTACATTGGATCTGATGCTGACGTGATCGCTGCAACTGTTGTGCCTCCTATCGAGACGGGTGACTCACTCTTTATCGAAGGTGAGGAATTCAACAGAGAGGTTGCTTTGATCGAATCTTCCAACTCTCTAATCACCTTTGAATACACTGGATCTGTTAAGGGTCGTAACGCTGAGGCACTTGCCAGAATCAAGAAAGGTAAGGTTACCGAAGCACTTCTCACCAATCCTGGCGATGGTTATACCTCCAGACCTAACGTTGACATCATCTCCTCTTCTGGATTTGATGGTCGCATCAAGGCACTGAATGGTATCGCACGCATTGACGTGAAGACTGCAGGCACAGGATATGCAATGCCTAATGTGTTGGTTGAGACCACTGTCCCTGATGACTACACAGAACCTCAAGGCACACCTGTCAACGGTGGTTTTGATGTCCTCGCAGGCGAAGGTGCAGAATACTATGGTGGTGGCGCACAGATCGATCCTGGCACAATCGCTATCACATACAACCCTGTTAACGTAACTGTTAACCAAGGTCAGACAGCATCCTTCACAGTTATTGCTACTGTTAGCAATGGTCAGCAACTGAATTATCAGTGGCAGAAGAAGGACTACGGCACAACTGTTTGGAGTAATATCATTGGCGCTAACCAAGCGACATTTAGTACGATCTCCGCAGCGCAGGCAGACGATGGTGATGAATATAGAGTGGCAATCACAGCAGCAGGTGCAACACCTGTCTACTCCAACTCTGCGATCCTCACAGTCCAGACTGGTGCTACTGTCTTGAGCAACTTCAGTCCTGCACAAATCTTTGACGACGCCTAAATACAAGTAAAAAGATGACCGCTACCGCAACATACGATAGCTCTACTAGGACACTGGCAGTTACTGGTGACGGTCTGCCAGACCCCGTGAGTTACGGCACTTTCCCAAATGTTAACAACCCAAACTCTGTAACTGAGCAAGCATTTGCTCATACCTTCTATTACAGAGGTGGGACTTTTGGCATCTCTAGGACTTTTGATGATACTTCTTGGACACAAGAAGGTTTTATTAGAAGTGTCAATATTAGTGTTAATGATAACTCTTTGTTTGATAATCAAATTCAGAGTGGTGATCATCTTTTGTTTGTTTTTTCTGACGGATTAAAACAAAGATTTGTTTATCAAGGCACAACATTTACAAGCTCAGCTGGTAATTGTTGGTTAGCGACAGATCAAAGACTTGATCTGATTATGGAGAATAGTGAAAGTGGCACATCTGGTACTTGTGAATATTATGACCAAAGAAACGGTAGGGCAGCTACTCCTCTTGGTGCTATTGGGATTGCTGCTAACGGGGTCGTTATGTTTAATCCTAGCGCTGGAAACGGTGGCAATCCTCCAGCAGGATTTAATTGGAATGCACATTATCCCACTTCTCCTGTAGATTTTGGTGATGATGAATGTGGGGGACATCCAGAGCAAACAGGACAGTATCACTATCATGATACTCATTTCCTAGATTGCTGGAAAGACAATTCCATTATGGCAACCTACAATGACTATTATGGATCAACCCAATACAACGGAAATAACCTCAGACACCCTGATGGACACTCCAAGATGGTCGGAGTTGCATTTGATGGATTCCCAATCTATGGACCATTTGGTTACAACAACCCTTGGGATAATCTCTCTGGTACAGACTCTATGGTCTCGTCTTATAGGGTTAAATCAGAAGAAGCAATAGGTAGACCTGAGTATGGTCAGACCCAAGCAAACCCCCCTGCAGGGTCTCTCATGCAGGACTGGGAGTATGTTGAGGGTATAGGTGACCTAGACTACCATAATGGTAGATTTTGCCTTACACCAGAATTCCCAAATGGCACTTATGCCTATTTTTTAAGTCTTGATGAGAATGATGCTACTGAGGCAGCATTCCCATATTTGATTGGCACTACTACTAGAGAAGGTGTTAATCAACCTGTTAATAATGGTGCCGCAACTCCACCTAGTCAAGGTGGCGGTGGTGAGCAGCAAGGTCCTGCACCAACATTGCAGATTGGTGCTCAACCTCAGAATGTTACAACTGCGAGTGGTCTTGTTGCAACATTCACACTTACAGCACAAGTGCTACCAGAAAATGGACCTATTGCCTATCAGTGGCAGAGATCTACAGACGGTGGTTTCTCGTTTGCAACTATTACAGGTGCAACGTCAAATACTTACGCTGTAACTGCTCAAGGTTACATGACAGGATATCGTTATCGTTGTGAATTGCGTGGACCTCTCGGTGCACCTCAAGCAGCACAAAACTCACCATTGCTGTCTAGTGTTGCAACATTGACAGTAACTGGTAATGAGGGTGGCGGTAGTGGTGCCGACTTCTCCTTCACTAATGCTACATTCGATAGCACAGGTATTACCTTTGATGGCACCTAAATAAAACTGTAGAAATCCAAGCACGATGGCAAAGGAAAATCTAAATATCGGTTCTGCCGCCAACGATGGCACTGGCGATACTCTGCGAGATGGCGCTATTAAACTTAATAACGTCATTAATGAGGTCTACAATGCACTTGGCGATGGCACAAATGTGCAAATCGACATCGCTACTCCAGCAGCGGGTCAAGTTTTGCGCTGGAATGGTAGCACTGCATTTGTTGGCAGTCACTACGACGCATTGAGTAGTAACCTCGATGTAGCAGGAAACCAAATTACTTCGTCATCTGACGGCGATATTGTTGTTAAACCACATGGCACTGGCGATATTCACCTTTGGGCTGGATCTTCTGGAAGTCCTTTAACATATATTGATGGCGCTGATGGAAAGCTGAAATGGTCTGCAGTGTATCAAAACCTAGCAGATCTACCTGATGCTACGACACACCACGGTATGTTTGCTCATGTCCATAGCACAGAACATGGATATTTTGCACATTCTCCATCTGGAGAAACTGTTAACGTTGCAGTTACAGTTGGTGTAGATACTGTAGGTGGACAAGCAACTGGTGTTTTCTATCTCGATGGCACAGAAAAACCAGCTAACTTCCCATTGGTAAGAGGAAATACATACGTCTTCGATCAGTCTGACGCCTCAAACGAAAATTATAATAGTATGACTCACCCCTTGATGTTTAGCACAGGGGCTGATGGCGACCATAATGGTAATGGTCATTACATGTCTGGTGTGCAATACAAGTTGGATGGATCCAACGTCACCATGGCAGGGTATACTACTGGATTTGCTGCAGCTACAACTAGGACAGTTGAATGGACTATTCCTTCTGATGCTCCTGCTGCTCTTTATTACTGGTGTCATCACCATACAGGACAAGGTAACAGTTTTGCCGTTAGTGATCCTGTTAGATGGAGACAACTTCTCGATGTCTTCTCATCTATCGGTGAGTTGAAAGATGTTGACATGGCTGCCAATGGTGGTCCTAGTGATGGTCAAGTCCTTAAGTGGGTTGCATCTGCCAATGCTTTCCAAGCAGCGAATGACGATTCATCAACTGGTGGCGGTGGCGGCACAACACAGAATCTTTTTGAAACTGTTAATGCTGACACAGGCACTACAACTGCTTCTGCTGCAAATGACACCCTTATCATTGCTGGTGGGTCAAGTATCTCTACTTCAATTAGTGGTGACACTGTAACTATTGCTTACACTGGAGCAGCTGGCGCACCTGATCAAAATATATTTGAAACTTTTAATGCAGATTCTGGCACCAGATCTGCATCCGCTACGGATGATTCTTTTACATTCACTGGCGGCACAGGTATTACGACATCGATCAGTGGTGCTGCTATAACAATCACTAACGACGCACCTAACGTTGTCCAAAATCTTTTTGAGACACTTTCTGGTGATAGTGGATCTGTTACAGCTTCTACATCAACTGGTGAGTTGTCGGTTGTTGGTGGCACTAACATCCAAACAGTAGTGTCTGGCACTGGTGCAAATACGGTCCTTACTATTAATAACTCTGCTGCTGCACTTCCTACAGCATCTGATGGTCAAAGTTTGATCCACAATGGAAGTGGATATGAAGGAGTTGCATCTCCTACAATCTCTTTCCAAATCACTGCTAATGGATCTTCTGCATACAGATTTGCAGGTGGTGGCGTTGATTCAAACACAGACGATCCTACAATCTACGTTTATCGTGGTTTTACATATCGTTTTGATAATACAGTTGGTGGTCCTCACCCATTTGCTCTGAGAATAACAAGTGGTGGATCTGCTGTTACTGAAGGCGTGAGTGGATCTCAGAATGGTGTCCAATATTGGACAGTGCCTATGGATCTTGCTCCTGGCACAACATATGTGTATCAATGCACTCAACATCCATTGATGGTCGGTAATCTTACAGTTGTCTAATAATGCCAAGAGTAGTTCCTGGTTCTGGTGCATCGATCGAGCCCATATTCAATAGCATATATGGGGTCAGAGATGTCTATGTCACAAACGGTGGATCTGGGTATGACCCCAACGATCCTCCTAGACTTCGTATTACTAATTGTGGCACACCTATCCGTGAGGCTGTCCTTAGAGCAGTTATCGAAGGAGATCTAGGTGAGATTACTGCTGTTGAAGTTTTAGATCCTGGTGAGGGTTACGATCCCCTCAGAATGGTGATTGATAGTGAAGATGATGGTTATGGTGCTGACGCAAAAGTATTTCTGAATGCTTCAGGTGGTATTGACTACATTCAGGTTACAAAAAATGGCGATCAATACTTTGATACTACTACTGCTGAAATTAAAGGTGGTGGTGGATCTGGATCAGAATTGGTCCCTATTACAGGTTTGTTAACTGGTCTCTCTATTGAGCAGTTTGGACAAAATTATACTAATGATGATATCAACCTTGTTATCAGTGGTGGCGGTGGACAAAACGCTACTGGTGTTGCAAACGTAAATGAGTTTGGTGAAGTTGATCAGATTCTTATTACGAATCAAGGTGAGTTTTTTGAGACACCTCCTCTCATTCAAATTATCGGTGGTGGCGGTAATGGTGCTACTGCTGAAGCAAATATTAATCTAGGTGTTATTGATGATATTAGTCTGCTACAAAAAGGTGGTGGATATGTCAATGATCCTCAGGTTATTTTTACAAGAGATACTAACCTAATCAGGACTGCAAGAAATAGACAGTCTTTGAATAGTGTGATGTATAACTTGACTGGTCTTCTAAAAGATGTTACTCCTTCTGAGCAGACCGTATATGTGCAGTCAACAGCTCCATATCCAGGATCTGGAAAACTTTTGATTGGTAGAGAAGTTGTTAGATATACTGGTAAAACTGCAAACTCTTTTACTGGTATTGATAG